TTTCGGGCCAGTGTCACTAGACGTCACGGTCGATCAGTATAGACAACAATGGGAAATTAACACAAGAGAAGACCTTACTCTTCTTAAGTGCATAAACCAAATCATCTTCAACCGACTTGACGGTGAAGCCATAACGCTCCAAGAAGAACATCTCTGTCTCCGCATCGCATTTGTGCTCACTGCGCGCAAACGATTTGTAAACGCTGCGCTCATCGACATATTTCACCTCTTTGACTTTGCTTAATAGTTGCAAGCAGTGAGAGGTGTATAGTCGGATAACAGGTACGAACCCAGCCTCTATCCTCAGTCCCAGCAACATTCCCTTAATCTCTCCTTCGGTCAATTTGTTTAGACCAAAGCCGATTTTGGGTAGCCGGCGACCGATTTTAGGGCCAAGCACGTATGTGCCCTCAACGGGCCAGAACAGTGATGAGCAGTACTCTACTTCCGCGATATTTCTAGAGAATTTACATTTCGTTGTAAACCCCAGCTGCCGGTTCTTATCTACCAGACAGTCGCTCAAGAGATTGCACTCCTCATTTGACAGTTTCTTCTTCACTACGAGGAAACTGTCGTCACCATTTACCAACATCGCATACTCTTCGACGCCGAATCCAGCCTTGCGCATGATATAATCCAGTTTGCATCCATTTACGTACGTGTTCGAAAAAGAAGTGTCTTGCTGACCACTTCCCATCGTTCCATCCACAGAATATTTAATGCCTCGCTGGGTAAAACCCCTCTTGGCAAACATCTGTTTCAAAGCATAGTGGGCTTGTTGATACCCTGCTATGCCAGCGCGTTTGGACAAATTGGAGAAAGCTTTCCTCACGCCACACTTTTGGTGCGCGTCGTACCGGCTCTCATCAAGCTCAAAGATCACCACATCTTGGCCCATTATATGCTCTTTAGCCCACTCACCAATTTCCTCGCCTGTCATCCCGGACGTCCAACAGACCCTAAAGTCTTTGTCCCAGATTTTCAGCAATTCTTTGGAAGCGTGCCAAGCAAATGGCCCGTATGCTGCGTTAACTCTATCAGAGCTAGCAGTGATCGCTCTTGGATCGAAATCCTCAAACTTTACCCCTCCCTTCATAGTTACCTCACGTTTTACATGTACTTTACGCAGAAAATCTACGTGTTCCAAATCGTGTTGTTGCAAAGATGCATAAGCTTTATTCATTAAAGCTCTCTTTGCAGGTTCATGGTGGGCATTCCAACGCTCGAATAGCGCGTGTGGAGCCTCTTCCATGACACCCATCGTTTTGGTGATCATTTCACCATGCATGATGACTTTCCCCCAGAGCTTACTATCTTCTGGGGGTGTTTCAACCACTGCCCTATTGCGAACGGCTCTTTCTTCATTGTTCGCGGACGGTGTGGGTACTACAGGGATATAGTTCGAAAAAGTAATACAATTCGATTGCATTTGCGGTCCATATTCTTTCTCATTCGGGTCGACTCCGGAGGTGTCCACCTTGGCACCCTCTTTCATCTTCTTAAATGGTAGTCTACACTCAACTCCCGGAAGGCCAAATGGCCAGGCCTTGCGGGCATCAAAACTCGGTCCAGGTACCGACGACCTATCATTGTTGTATACAATGGACGTGGTTGTCTCGTCGGGCTCGGAAACATTAGCCATGTTTCCGCAGCAGGGGAGTGATGTCAGAGATAAAGCATTTTTCAGCTTTTGGTAGGCACGAATATATTTCGGTTGACAAAGGTTGTTGAAAGCCTCGATTTCATCCTGAAGTGCGAACACGAAGGCCATGGAGCTGCCATAAATGGCACAGTCTAGTTTCATCGAACCTGGCATATTTAGGTTCTTCAACTCAGACTTGACGTTACGGATGCATAGTTGGAGCGTAGTGGTGTCACGAGGTAATCCCACTATCTTCAACGCACACTCGCGTATCAAACTCTTAGGCACAAGAATTGTTCGCTGCTTTTCACCATAGACCATCGTGAATCTGCCTAGAGACACGAATTTTTTGGTTTTGATGCGCAACACTTCAAGCATCGGACTCAGTTTTGCACTGTCGCCGTAGCTCCTCATTCCTTCTATAGGACCGGTGTGGTCGTCCCGATTGATGCTATCGATCAGAGGTAGAGCCTTGGTTTCGTTTGCTTCCAGACCAATTGGCGCCTCCACGAATTTAATAATCCATGAATCGCCTACTGGATAGCCGTCCCAAGCCATCGCCTCCTTTCCACTGACGAAATAATTTCTCGCCAGCCACATACACGGGTCGTGCGTATACCCGACCATGTTACCACGGACGCGCATATGCACTTTCAACTCACTCTCACAGAGTAGGGAATACTCAGACTCGGAATACAAGCCATTATTGTGAAAAGTACCATATAGGTTGTCAAACCGATGGACGACAGCATAGAGAGTACGCTTATTAGCCCTCATCATCAGTCGTAAGACCTCAGTGGGCGTCAAATAGTACAATGAATGCACAGCCAAATACACATCGGGGATATGTTTGCAGTCCTGAGCAGTGTTCTGACAGTAGTTGGCATCCTTATGATAGTTATCAGGATGCCTCCTGGCAGCGTCACTGCTACTCAGTATAGGATTACACGAATGCACGTTCAGCCTCCCAGCTTTCGCATGGCGATTAGCACTTCCTCCAATATCTGAAATGCTGCACTCCTTGCCGTGCACACGCGTTATGTCTCTATACGCCTGTTCCTCACAGATCAACCTCTCAACAGCGCCCATAGGGTGCGAATGAGGTTCATCACCACCAGGCACAATTTTCCAAGTGGGATAGGTCTCCGTGAGTTTTTGAAGAATCTTCGCGGGCACACCGTACCGTACCTTCAAGTGATTACTTTTAGGTATGAAGAATTCTTCGTCGACAGCAACGATAGGTTCAGCCTTAACTGTAACCTTATCGGCCTTCTTGTCAACATGTTTTGCCTTGGCTACCTTGGTAGCATCAGACTTGCTTTTCTTAACTTCCATCACTTAAGGGAGAGTGGTGGGTAGCGAAACGGAAACGATCGGTGTTATCGAATCCA